ACGCTCATCAGTATCAAGATAGAAATAATCGGCCCATAATTTGAAAGCAGTTCCGAATGTGGAGTTACCACCAGAAAGAGCTAATGTTTGGATAGCAATTTTAACCTTAACTTCATGGTATTGAAGAGCAATTAAGGGTAGGGCAAGTCCAGGATTTCTGTTGAAGAAAAACTGAAGAGGAATATAAAGGCGTTCCATTGTGTCGGTGGCGCCTAATACACCACCCATACCACTCATTTTCTGGAAAGATGTCCAAGATGTGGCATCAGAACTTGAAACAGCAACGTCAGCACAAGTTGGGTTGGATCCAGTGTTATTGAGTTGTGTTAACTCAGCATATACTTCCAACCAATGTCCATAGTGTTTGTCAATACGTTGTCCACCGATTTCTAATTCTATGTAATCAATTAAAGCGGAACCTGGGTTGGCTGTGGCTGTGCCATCATTACCACTTTGTACATACTCAATATGCATTCTACCTACTAAATCACCATTTCTTGAAACAGTTGCTGTAACTGAGTTACCATAACCTGTGGAACCATTTAATGTCTGCTCAATACACTCCATTGCGAAGTTGGTGTGTCTGCGGTAGACAACTTTGAAAAAAGTAATCTGGGGATTACCTGTAAGATAGATATCTTGTGCTCCATAAGCTACTAATTGCATTAATCCTCCTCCCAATATGTTTATACTATACAGCAAGAAAATAATTTCATAAAAACGCATTAATTCACAATTAATTATTAAAAATCACCATCCTTAATAATTAAACTAAAATATAAATTATATAAATATAAACTGTTTTTGACCATAGGTTTTTTCTAAAAAGCGAAATATAATTAATTTTTGACCATAGGTTTTTTCTAAAAAGCTAACTCCAAACCAAATTCGCCAATCCATCCGTAATAACCAGTATATTATAATTCAACCCAAAAACAATCAGTTTATCCTGAGTACCCGCCGGATCAAAAGACATTGTTATTTTCTGGTCGTCAATTCTACTCATATTTACAGATCCAGATGGTTGATATTCCTCTGGTCTTAAAGCAAACGAGTAGACATAGATTCCAGGAGATGGATGTCCAGTATGGTGATAGTAAGGTTGAACTAAATTAAAATATTGTGCGTTTCTATTTCCAGCACTAATTCTGTCTTCACCATTAAACTGTATCTTCGCTTCTGTCATTGGGTCGTCAGCAAGTGTTAAGTTTCCAACAATATTTTCTTCTGTTGCATGAAACTTAAGTGGCGAATACAGATTTGCTACACCATCACTACCCTTACCTCTACTGTAATTGAAATGGTCATTAATACCTATGCCACTCGCTGTACTTGTTAAAGTATTATTCTTTGTAATCCATATAAGTTCTTTTATTGAATGAGTAAAATTCAGTTTTACTGTTGTTGTTCCTGAAGAGTTAATTGCTGCACCGTCAATACCGGGAGCAACTTGGACTTGTTCGATTAAATACTCGTGTCTAGACGCTAGAAAGCGCTTGCTTTCATCGCCATCTAAGTAAATGTAATCGGCGTATAACTTAGGATTAGAAAGAGATCCGCTTACGGTGGCTGCCGCCATACCACTGACCGTGTTTTGATTTCGGGCCATTTTTGCCGCCGCCTCAAATTCTATAATAATAGATACTGTTGTTCTATCTAAAGCTTTTCTTGGTAGTGCTAATCCAGCATTTCTACAGAACCAAAACTGGAGAGGCACCGATATGAGACCACCCGAATTCGCCGTAATAACCGTTGAATTTCTGTGTCCTACCATTTTTTCGTAAGTTAGTTTTTTGTCTGTTCCTAAAGAAAGTTCATTCCATATATGAATCCAATCAGAGTAGTGGGTTTCAATTGCTACACCACCAATATGAAGTGACATCTTTTTTAGTAGTTTCTCTCCTGGATAAGGACAGTATACATTTGACCCACCAGTAGCAGGCAGTGTTGTTTCAAAGTACATTTTATGAATTAAATCTGCTGTGTCTCTTGCTATGCTATAAGTAACTGTTTCACCAAAATCAGCAGTTGTTGATACGTCTGATATTTCTCTCGATTCCATAGCAAAATTACTATGTCTACGGTAAGCGGCCTTCCAAAAAGTAATCTGTGGGTTCCCAAAAATATATTCTGCTTGCGCAGAAGCAGCGTAATTTAATTGCATCAAACCACCAGGCATTATTAACTATATATATAGATAATAAAAAAAACTTATTTTTTAAACTCCATACGATTTTAACATAAGCAAAAAATAAATAAGATAAGTATAATATGAACAATTTAGTAATGTCGATAACAAAATCTAAATCAGTTTCTTTTGATATTAGTGAAAATAAAACAAAAATTGTTGAAAGATATAATCATAAAACAGCCGATTACTTACCCAAATCAGTTTTAACTAAAAATGATATTAAGTCTGCTCTTAATATAATCAAAATTGCGATATTAAGGAAAACATTTAATGGTAAAGAATTAAAACCAGTTGTCGATTTTCATAATAAATTGAATGATTTTGTTAATGCTAATTGATTCGTGCTAGCACTCATCAATTAGTATAAGTCAGCCCCGCCATCCCACTCATTATTCTCAAAACATTATAACTCAGTGCAAATACATATAGATTTCCTGTATTTTTCGGCGTTATTTCCAGCACTGCCTTATCTATTCGAGAAAAATTACAAGTCCCGGATGGTTGATGCTCTTCGGGTGTCAGTGCGAATGAATAGACCGCAATTCGATCTCCAACCGGCGTATTTGTATGATGCTGGTAAGGTTGAACTCTGGTAAAATAGGTCATTTTACGCTCAGCAAATCTTTCATGACCGTTAAGTTTTAATTTAAGAACATTAGCGTCACTTGTATCATTATTATTTGTAAGCTGTGTCAATTTACAAGGTGTGGTTGCCGTATTACTAAATACCGCCCAGACTAGTTCTTTTACCGGATGATTAAAATTCAGTGTTACATTTTTCTTTGTCGCCGCTGTCACAGAAGATTTACCAGGAAACTGAACCTGTTCAATAAGATACTCATGTGCAACTTGAGCAAAGCGCCGTCTTTCATCTGTATCTAAATAAAAGTAATCTACCCACAATTGTGTTGTTCCAAATGTATTTCCTGTGCCAGTAACAAATAAATTCACTTGCTTCTCAAATTCAATCTCAACTTTTACATCGTGATACTGGAGCGCAATCATTGGTAGAGCTAATCCCGGACTTCGACAGAACCAGAATTGAAGTGGTATGTGTGCTCTATACGCAACAGCACCTCCTGTTCCACCACCAGTCTCACCCACAAGAAGTCTATCACATACCATTTTTTGATAGCTACCCTCTGTAAATACAATTGCGTCTCCTATAACATTACCTTGTGACTCAACAGTTCTATGTGAGTGTGTAGAGAAGGAAGCAACTTCTCCCGATCCATCAAAATAAACATGCTCGTTTCCAGACTGGTCAGTATCTGTCCCATACTCATAAGTAATAGTATTCACAGCACTTAAATAAGACGATGTAATTATATTTCCCGACATATCTTGAAGTGAGTTTCTCGCAACAACGTAAGGAATATCTCCCGCCTCTGCTCCAACTACAGTAAAAGTATTTGTATATGCTTGGTCTGACCCAATATTTCCTGTATCAATAGCGTATTCTGTCGCAGTGCCCGCCGATCTTAAAACAGTAAGACCCCCGTTCTTATAATCCGGATTTGTAAGTTCATTGTAGCACTGAAGCCATTGAGAATACTGCTTATCTATACTCTGACCACCAATTTCTAACTCATAGGTCTTCATTAGAGCGTGACCATAATGCCTGTCTCGAGGGGAATAGTCTCCACTCGCTACAGTAACACTATGCTCTAAGTACATCCGTCCAATTAAATCACCATTTTTTGTTATTGTTGCGCCAACTGTTTTACCGAAACCCGAAGTTCCATTAAATGTTTGCTGTATTGATTCCATAGCGAAATTTGTATGTCTTCTATAGACAACTTTGAAAAATGTTATTTGAGGATTACCTGTAAGATATACATCTTGAGCGCCATAAGCAACTAATTGCATCAAACCTCCACCCATTATTATAGTATATATTGAGAAAAAACCACGAAAGCAAACCCGTATTATTTATCTTCTAACTTAAAAATTGATTTTTCTTTATTAGTTAAATAAAACTAAGGGATGAATCTAACGGATATTTATAATAGATTACTGAGCGTTGGTCTGTCGATTATATTTTATGTAGTTATTAGACACAGCATTGCTGAAGCCAAGTATAGATACTGTCACGGGTCTTTACTGGCAACTTTAGTTAGTAGTGGTAATCCATTATGTATGCTTGCGAACAGAGTTAATTATGAAATGGATCAATATGTTATTGGTTTAATACTGCTTCTTAATGTAAGAACTAAAATGTTTAATTTCTTTGGAACAAATGAAATCAACACAAATCTACGTCTTAAGTCATCATAATTTTAACACAACTCTCAATGTTATTTACTATTTAATCTACTCTTTAATTATTATAAGTTAAACCACCCATCCCATTTGTTATTCTGAAAATATTATAATTGACGGCGTAGATTTTTACTGTTCTCTCAACATCTTCTAATCCTTCGTTGCTGCCCTTAAGCGTTATTTTTAATTGTGCTAAGTCTATGCGTGAAAAATTACAAGTTCCAGAAGGTTGGTGCTCTTCCGGATTGAGAGCAAAAGAATACACATAAATACCAGAGTGAGGACAACCACTATGACTTTCAAATACCTGTGTCTGTGAAAAATACATTCCTGGACGAAGAGACATTCGTGGTTGGCCGTTTAACAGTATTTGCGCTTCTTTTAGTGGTGCGCGCGCCTCTGTTGGCCATTTTGCCGGATGGTAAGTAATTTCTTCACAGACGCTACTTAATCCTGTATCTGCATTTGCGGATATTCTGCCGGAAACGCCGGAAGCGTCAAGTATGTCTCCAACGCGAATAAAACTGTCATAGTCCAAAGTTCCACCACTATAAATCGCAGCACCGGATACATCTGTATACATACCGAAAGTTTGGCGGTTCTTTAAGGAATTTATATCTGTGCGACTTTTTGCTGTGCGAGCCTGATGAATAACCCATATAAGTTCTTTTACTGGATGGTTATAACTCAGTTTTAAGGTGGCGTTTGTGTCTCCGGAAGAAATTGTTTCATTTCCAGTATGCTGGACCTGCTCTATTAAATACTCGTGTGTGGACTGTGAAAAGCGCGTTCTTTCATCGGCGTCTAAAAATATATAATCCACATAGAGATTTGTGTTTGCTATGGAATCAATACTTGAATTACCGTCGCTTGTCATTGCGTCTGCGAACTTTATTTTTATTTTAACATCGTGATACTGGAGTGAGATCAGTGGCAGAGCAACTCCCGGATGCCTACAGAACCAAAACTGTAGTGGAATATTTACAGTATAGCTGCTTGGAGATGTATTATCTGTGTTTCCATACACATCTGTGCCATCGACTACACAGGCTGCATGACCAATCATCTTGTTATAGATACGTTTTTTAGTATCTGTGAGAGTAAGTTGGTTCCAAATATGATACCAATCTGAGTAATGCTTATCAATTAACTGTCCTCCAATGTCCAGACTTACTTCTTCGAGTAGTGACTCTCCCGGCCAACCGCCATTTCCGGAACCGTCGCTAATTGTTATATCGCTTTGAACATAGATGCGATAGACTAAATCACCGTTTCTGGAAAGAGTTGCGGTGTAAGTATTTCCAACAGAGGGGGTTCCATTAAAACCATTTTTTATTGATTCAATAGCAAAATTTGTATATCTTCTATAGACGGTTTTAAAGAATGTGATTTGTGGGTTGCCTGTAAGATAAATATCTTGAGCACCATAAGAAACTAGTTGTAAGTATCCTCCACCCATAATTATATAATAAAGATAGATATAAATAAATAAATGTGAACGTTTTCTAACTCGACTAAAATTATGTAATATCCTGTGTTATAAAGTTTCCACCAGAGATAAATATGATTTTTCTTCCTAAGGCGTATATTTCGCCTTCATAGGCGCCCGTGAAACTTGAAAATGTTAATACTAGTTTGGTCTGTGTAGCTTCGGAAACATTGTAAAAACCCGATGGATTTGAAAACTTGGATGGTAGAATCGAAAAGGGATAGACATGAACTTTCTTACGAGGGACTTTATGACCTGCAGTTAGGGGTGCTATTTTACAAAAGTGCTCCGCTGGTAAATTCACTGAGATACTATCATTATTGATTTCGACGGAGCAATCACTTAAAATATTTCCGCCATAGTAGCTGAATTTAAATCTGTCTTGTCTTGACGCACCGTCGGATTTTTGTTTTTGGATATACCAGAGTAGTTCTGTTAGAGAGCTGTCAAAATTTTTCCAGTCCACATCTTTGGTGCCACCTGCTGTAGCAGTTCCGCTAAAGCTTGTGCGCTGGACGAATGTTATTTGTTGCTGGTAATCTTCATAAAACTGTTGTGACGCTTCTGTTAGTTCATTGGAATCATCTATAGCGTTTAAATCTAACACAGCGTATTCGGCAATTAGCTTACAGTTTGTTAGTGCTGTATTTACACTACCATTTGTAATTGTTCCATTTGTATAGAGCAAGTTATATGCGTTCTCAATATCTAGTTCTAACTGCATATTTTGCTGGAGCCAACCAATAGGGAGGGCAAGAGAAGTAGCGTCTGTATTTTCACGTCCAGTGGCACCTCTACAGAACCAAAATTGTAACTGAACGGAGAATTTTTTGGCGCTTATTGAGGTTGTGTTTCTTGGTGGTCCGTGTTTATACTTACCAATGAAGTTATTGTAGGGATTATTTGAATCTACAGTAAGCTCATTCCACATCTCTAGGAATGCTCCTGTGTGAGTATCTAAAGTACTGTTGCCCGATTTAATGACTACTGACTTAATTAGCGCATGACCAATTGAATTTACCCAGTTAATCCAAGTAGCACCAGTAACACCTGTTTCACTTGTTGTTATCGCCGGAAGTGAAAACTGGAGTTTTAAATTTGTTAGAAGATAGTTTGTTGTTCTTTTCTGGATAGTGAAAGAGCATTTTTGACCGAATGTTGGTGTATCGTCTGAAGCTATTTCAAAGTCCTCAAGAGAGAAATTAATGTGTGCGTCTTGGCGAATGGCAAAAGGATTTACAGTTGGATTTTGAATGTCAACTGTTCCTTGATTTGCTGCGCGCGTGCTGTCTCCCATATTATATTATTATACTATATTTATTTATCTTTCTAAATGGTTTTTAGAAAGATAATGTTTAGGTTAACTCATAGAATCCAAATAGGTTTAAATTACACTCCTCAGTCTGGGAGCCGGCTATCGTAGCTTGAATTTCTATTTTAATACGATCACCTTGTTTTGTAGTAAATGGTACACCTAAGTCTGCATATACCGCCTCCTGCTTAGTAGCAGGAGCATCAAGGTCAAATACAGTAGGAGTTCCACCAGTATTGATATCTTGTATATCATAACCATTTCCATCTGGGTCAACATATATTTTAATTTCATAATCGGGCGAACCAGTATCATCATCTTGTATAAAACTAAGTCCATACCAAGTTATATTAGGGACAAAACCTACACTCCAAGACCATTTATCATTATTTCCATAACTAACCATTATCATAGTTTGGTATGAAGTGTGAGTAACATTAATACCCATCCAATGACACGATTTAACATATATCCTTGGTGTTGCTCCACCAATCTTTAACGCCTTAGTATTCACAGTTCCAGAAACATCTAATAAACACGTGGGATTCAACACCTTAACCCCAACTCCACTAACGTCTAAAATTAGATTACTATTACCAGATATATCGAGATTTCCAGTTGTACTAATACGTGATATTCTTAAATCATCATCCTCACCGAAACTCAATACCCCACTATCTGTTTTTATTTTCATTTATAATATTATAAACAAAATATTATCCTTTCAAATCCGGATAGGAAAATGACATATTGGCATTTTCCGATCCGGATTTGATTAGGAACGCCGTGTCATAGGATTCCAAAGGATAAAAAAAAATAATAAAATAACAATATTAAACGAAAAATTGTTTCTTATTATCCAAATTTCTAATTAAATAATTCATAGTAACCAAATAACATTATATTAACTTCTTCAGATTGATCACCTGAAGTGGATTTAATTTGTATGCTAATTCTTTGTCCTTTTGTTGTATTAAATGTTTGGTCAAAATCTATATATACTGAGTCGTGTTCATCGGGTCCTATGAAGTCAAATTCAACACCTTCAGTATCGATAGTTTGTGCAGATCCATTTACAAATGCTTTTATTTTATAACCCCGTGGCGTCGTTTCATCATCTTGTGCCATAGTAAATCCATACCAAGTTATGTCAGGTTCATAACCAACTGCCCATTCAATTTTCTCATCAGCAGAACTTATACCAACCAAATACATATCCTCGTAAGAATCAGTTAGATTAGCTCTCTCCCAATGACCCGATATAACATAACCTTTTGGACTTATTCCACCAATTGTTAGTGTCGTTGCGTTTAACGTTCCAGAAACATCGAATGAATAAGTAGGAGTAGCTGTTCCAATTCCAACACCACTAACATCTAAAATTAGGTTACTATTACCAGATATATCTAGATTATCATTTGCATCTATGCGTGAGATTTTTAAATCATCACTCGCACCGAAATATAATACTCCACTATCTGTTTTTATTTTCATTTATAATATTACTTACAAAATATTATCCTTTGGAATCCTATGACACGGCGTTCCTAATAAAATCCAATAGAAAATGCCAATATGTCATTTTCCTATCCGGATTCGAAAGGATAATTAATTTTAACAAATAAAATTTAAATATTCTCTAGAAACCGATTAAAAATGGGTAAAGTTTATTTTTAATAGTAAAATATTATTAGTATATTTAAGATAATGTATAGTATCCAAACAAAGATATATCAGCTTCCTCTAATATAGTTGTATCGGGTCCTTTAATCTGTATTCTAATTCTTTGTCCTTGTGTTGTAGTAAATGTATTGACAAAATCTATATAAATTGATTCTGTGTTATCAGGTCCTGTGAATACTAATTCCGTTGAACCATCAGCGATAGTTTGGGGACTTCCGGTTCCATTTACAAATACTTTTATGGTATAAACATCTACAGGCGATTCATCCTCTTGTGTAAAACTAAATCCATACCATGTTATATTAGGAACATAACCAACAGCCCATTCATAAAAGGGGTTAGAGTGTTCACTAGATAATACAAAATTACCATAGGTATTAGAAAGATTAGTAATACTCCACTGTGCAGATATAACATATATCTTAGGATTTACTTCTCCAATATTTATGGTTGTCATATTAAGAGTTCCCGAAACATCTAACGAATTAATTGGAAAATTTGGATAGTTGCCAAATCCAACTCCACTAACGTCTAAAATTAGATTATTATTACCCGATATATCAAGATTACCAGTTGTGCTATTTCTTTTAATTCTTATGTCATCACTAGCACCAAAACTGAGTTCTCCAGCAGCTTTTTGGATTTTCATTTATAATATTACAAACAAAATATTATATAAATTGAACCAAATTAGAAATAACAATAGAAAATAGTTAACGAATTAAAATGTGTTTTCACTTAAATTTATTCTGTTTAATTTATTCTTTTTAATATATCATGAATTTGTTTTTCTGTCTCAATTTGTTTATTTTTTAATAGTTCTATATCTGCACTATGTTTATCTATTGTATCTTGTTGTTGTTGAATTACATCTTTTTGTGTTTGAATTATTACTTGTTGTTCTTGAAGTGCTTTAACAATAGGTGCGATTAGTCCAGAATAATTAAGTCCATATTTATCATTATTTGTATCATAATTAACTATAGCTATATTACTGCTATCTTCATTTAAATCATTTAAATCATCTAAAGTTGCTAAAACATCTTGTGCTACAAGACCATAATGTGTTTTTGTATCTTTATTAGGATTTTTCCATTTATATGATACTGGATTCAAATTATTTACAAAGGTTAATCCTAAGTCTGTTTCAGTTATAAATTTCTTTAATCTTTTATCTGAAATTTCTATAACTTCGCTACAGTATACATCGGCACCTTTATCTTGTGACATCCAAACTTCTGTAATAGCGGTATTACCTATAATAGCTTTGTTGTCTCCTTGACCAGTCGCACCTTGCCCTATAACGATTTGATTTGTTCCATCAACAGCACTTGGATCGGAACCAGCACCTATACACACATTCTGTGTTCCAGTTGTAATGACATCTCCAGCAGTAGAACCTATTAATGTATTTGAAGCTGCGGCACCTTCTAAAACTAATCCAGCTTGAGCACCCACACATGTATTAAAATTTCCAGTTAATTTTCTCGCTGTAATACCTTGTGCTGCTAGATAACCTACATAAGTAGATTCTGTAGCGGTTGTTGCAAATTGACCAGAGTGGTAACCAACGGCGGTATTTCCAACGGCTCCACTACTTCCAGTTTGATTTGTTAATGAATTATACCCAATTGCAGTATTAAAATCACCATCATCTTCAGCATCAAGTGCTTGATAACCAACAACAGTATTTCCAAGACCTTCTGTTAAAGCTGCTCCCGCTTGATAACCAACAACAGTTGTTCCAGTTCCAATGGTTAAAGCTGCTGCAGCACCAGCACCAATAGCAACCGAACCAGCAGCAGCAGTAAGAGTAGTTCCTGTTCCTACAGCACCTTTTCCAATAATAACTGATTCACCAACGGTAGTTGATGCTGCTGCTGCTCCTGATCCAATAATAACATTATCAACAGCAGTAGTTGCGTGTTGTAATATTAAACCTGCTTGATATCCTAAAGCTGTATTATTACCAGTAGCATTATTAGAAGCTAATGCAGATAATGCTTGGTGACCAATAGCAGTATTGTTATCCGATAAAACTGCTGCGTCAAGTGCTTGATAACCAACTGCTACATTACCAAGACCTTCTGTTAAAGCTGCTCCCGCTTGATAACCAACAACAGTTGTTCCAGTTCCAATGGTTAAAGCTGCTGCAGCACCAGCACCAATAGCAACCGAAC